GGAACATAATGAATCGAGAAGAATTATTTCAACATCATAAAAAGATTACGGATCAAGCACTTAATATTATGCGTATGAAAAATAACGATTACGCAGGAAAGTCTGGAACCACGCCATTTGCAAATTTTGAACGATGTGAGGCCATGGGAATATGTTCCACTGAAACAGGTTTCTTAGTCAGAATGACAGATAAACTTTCTCGCTTGAGTACCTTTGCAGCAGACGGTAAACTAATGGTTACTAACGAAGGATACGAAGACGCAATACTAGACATTATCAACTATTGCATATTGTTCTCTGCCTATATAAAGTCTAAAAAAACCAATGAGTAAATTTTACACAAATGTTTATAGTGCGTACGATAAAATTCTGTTACGAGAACGAGAAAATGGAAAGTCTGTACAAAAAACAATAGAGTTTAAACCTTCAGTTTGGATCGAATCAGATAAACCATCCGAATACAAAACGATAGACGGTAGATTGGTATCCAGATTAGAATTTGAAGATAATTCTGATTACAGAGAATTTATTCGATCTCATACTGGAATAGAAAATTTCAGAATTCACGGTGCAATCGGATTCGAATATCAATTCATAAGTCAACAATATTCTGATATTGCTGATTACAAGTTTGACGACTTGGATATCATGTATATCGACATTGAAACTACATGCGAAGAAGGATTTCCGTCAATTGAATTGGCAACTGAATCTGTTATTTGTATCGGAATCAAAACAAACAAACAAAAGAATGTAGTTTTCTGTCTGGGTAAATACGTTCATCCTGATCAGAGTGTGCAAGTATTTTCATATGATGATGAAGCAGAAATGTTGACAGCATTTTTAGATTATGTCAGTGCAGAACCTCCTGATATTATTACTGGATGGAACGTAAAGTTTTTTGATATTCCGTATTTGTTAAATAGAATTAAAGAAATTCTTTCAGTTAAAGATTTTAAACGAATTTCTCCTTGGAAAACTATTAAACAAAAAACTGTTAACTACAAAAATAAAGATCATCTAGTCTACGATATTGTAGGAATTTCTATTATAGATTATATAGAGTTGTATCAAAAGTTTACTTATGTGACCAGAGAATCGTATTCGTTAAATAATATTGCACGAATTGAACTGAATGAAACCAAAACTAGTTACGACGAATACGAGAGTATGTCGGAGTTTTACAAGAAAAACTTTCAGAAATTTGTTCAATATAACATTCAAGACGTTGAACTGGTATTTAAATTAGAATCAAAACTCAGACTCTTAGAACTTGCTGTTGCACTTGCCTATAGTGCTGGAGTAAATTTCACTGATGTGTTCAGTCAAGTTAAAACATGGGATGTTATCATATACAATTATCTTATTCGTAAGAAAATAGTTATTCCTCCTAAAAAAGGAGCAAAAAAAGAAGAACAATACGCAGGAGCATACGTTAAAGATCCTTTAGTAGGAATGCATGATTGGGTAGTAAGTTTCGACTTGAATTCTCTGTATCCTCATATTATTATGCAGTATAATATTTCTCCAGAAACTAAATTACACAGTAAACTCTGGCGTAGAAATAAAATAAATCCTGATCGTATATTATTGTATAACGAATCGGAAGAAGTTTTACCTGAAACAAAACAGGCACAAACCGAGGATGTAACATTTGCCGCAAACGGCGTTGCGTTTAACAAAGATCAAACAGGATTTCTGGCAGATCTCATGGAATCTATGTACGAAGACCGAAAGAAATATAAAAATCTCATGTTGGCCAGTCAAATGAAACTAGAGAAACTGGGAAACACAAATTCTCAAGAGAAAAAGAAAATAGAATACGATATATCTAAATTTAAGAATTTTCAAATGGTGAAGAAAATTCAATTAAACTCTGCTTACGGCGCAATAGGAAACGAGTATTTTCGTTTTTTCGATGTGGAACTGGCAGAGGCAATTACTCTTTCAGGTCAATTGAGTATTCAATGGATCGGACAGTCTCTTAATAGATATTTAAATAAACTATTCAAGACTACTGAAGTAGATTATGTAATTGCAAGTGATACAGATTCTGTATATCTTCGATTGGCACCTGCGGTTAAACAGGCTCTGAAAGACAATACAAATACTGCTGCAGGTGTAGATTTCTTAAATAAATTTTCAGAAAAAATAATTGAACCGTTTATTGCCAAAGAGTTTTCTCGACTGGCAAAACTCATGAATGCAAAACAAAACATGATGTTTATGAGTCGTGAAGTTATTGCAAACAAAGGCTTATGGACTGCAAAGAAACGATATATTCTTAATGTCTGGGACTCAGAAGGAATTCGTTATACTGAACCCAAGCTTAAAATCATGGGAATCGAAACTACACGAAGTTCTACTCCAGAAATAATCAGAGAAGAACTTAAAACTTGTATTCATATTATTATGAATAAAACAGAACAAGACTTAATTAATCATATTCAGGAATTTAAAACAAAATTCATGACGTTTACTCCAGAACAAATAGCCTTTCCTAGAACAGTAAACGGTATTTCTCAATACAGCGATGGTATATCCATATATAAAAAGAACACTCCGATAGCAGTTAAAGGTGCCCTTATTTACAATTGGAATATTCATCAAATGAAATTGGGTAAAAAATACAAGCCTATTTCAGACGGAGACAAAATTAAATTTGTTTATTTGAAAATACCCAATCCGTTCGGTGGTGCCCGAGGAGAAGATCATGTGTTAAGCTTTTCTACAGTAATACCAAAAGAATTTGACTTGAATGAGTATGTGAACTATACTGCACAATTCGAAAAGTCTTTTATAGATCCGTTGGTTGGTATATTAAAAACGATAGGGTGGAACACAGAAAAACAAAATACTCTGGAGAGTCTGTTTAATTGAAAGGAAAATATGAGTAATTATCTTAAAGACATAATCAAAAATTCAGGAAATAAATACGCATCTGTCGTGGAAGACGGAATTGACGGAAGTGACGTGGACGGATTTTTAGATACAGGAAGTTATATTTTAAACGCATTGTTATCTGGTTCTATTCACGGCGGAATTGCAAACAACAAAATCCTGGCACTTGCAGGAGAGTCTAGTACAGGTAAGACTTATTTTTCTATTGGTATTGTTTGTAAGTTTCTGAAAGACAATAAAGATGCCGTTGTTTTATATTTTGACACAGAACAGGCAGTTACATCTGATATGTTTATGAAACGAGGAGTAGATCCTACTCGAGTTGCAGTGTTTCCAGTTTCCACAGTAGAAGAATTTCGTCGTCAATTAATTTCTATTATTGATCGTTATTTGGAACAACCTGAAGCAGAACGTAAGCCTATTATGGTTGTATTAGATTCTCTTGGTATGTTGTCTACCGAAAAAGAAGTCGCTGATACTGCAGAAGGAAAGTCCACTCGAGACATGACTCGAGCACAAGTAGTAAAATCTACTTTCCGAGTTTTAACTCTTAAACTGGGTCAGGCGAAAATTCCTTTAATAATGACAAACCATACTTATGATGTTATTGGGTCATATGTTCCAACAAAAGAAATGGGAGGCGGAACAGGACTTAAATATGCTGCATCTACTATTGTGTATCTGTCCAAGAAAAAAGACAAGAATGCAGAAGGTGATGTAGTAGGAAATATCATTCATTGCAAACTGTATAAAGGAAGACTTACCAAAGAAAACAAGATGGTAGATGTCAGATTAAATTACGATACTGGACTAGATTTGTATTACGGATTAACTGATCTGGCACTGGAACAAGGACTGTTCAAAAAGAACAGCACTAAAATAGAATTACCCAATGGAGAACGAGTATTTGAAAAACAAATTAACGATAATCCAGAAAAGTATTTCACTCCAGAGATTCTGAAACAACTAGACGAAGCAGCAGGAAAGGTATTTAAATACGGTGGCTCAGATTGATGCACAGGACACGAAATGCAAGAAATTAAATCGGTAATATTTTCAAATCTTGTAAAAAACGAGTCTTATTCCAGAAAGGTTGTTCCGTTTTTAAAGTCAGAATACTTTAAATCCAGAACAGACAAATTCTTTTTTGAATTGATTTCTGATTTCATAACAAAATACAATAATCTTCCTACTAAAGAAGTATTAGGTATTATGTTGGACAAATTGGAAGGAATATCAGAAGAAGAAGTTACAGCAATTGGTCAACTCTTAGAAGACGCGTATCGACCAGTTGCAGATGTGGATTTCAGTTGGCTCATGGACGAAACCGAAAAGTTTTGTAAAGACAGTGCAGTTTACAATGCCATAATGGAATCAATTAATATTATTGACGGAAAAGGAAAATCAAATTCTGGTGCAATACCTGATATCCTTTCTAAGGCACTTGCAGTATCTTTTGACAGTCATATTGGTCACGATTATATCGAAGATGCAGAAGAACGATATAATTTTTATCACACAGTAGAACAAAAAACTGGATTCGACCTAGAGTATTTTAATCTCATTACAAACGGAGGAACTCCTGCTAAAACTTTGAATATAGTAATGGCAGGAACGGGTGTAGGTAAATCTTTATTTCTTTGTCATCATGCTGCGAATTGTTTAAAACAAAATCAAAACGTACTGTATATCACCTGCGAAATGGCAGAAGAACGAATTGCAGAACGAATAGATGCAAATATACTGGATATCACAATGGATGATTTAAAGAAATTACCTAAAACTATGTACGATAAACGAATCGAAAGTATATCAGAAGTGGTTACAGGTAAACTTATTATCAAAGAATATCCAACGGCGACAGCAAATGCAAATCATTTCAGATTTTTGCTAGACGAACTTTGGCTCAAAAAACGATTTAAACCCAGTATTATATTCATTGATTACTTGAATATTTGTTCTTCGTCCAGACTTAAAAATTCCAATAATATTAATTCATATACTTATGTCAAGTCGATCGCAGAAGAACTCCGAGGACTTGCCGTGGAATATAATGTTCCTGTGTTTAGTGCTACTCAAGTTAACAGAACAGGATATCAAAACAGCGATATCGGATTAGAAGACACATCTGAATCGTTTGGACTTCCCGCAACCGCAGACTTTATGTTTGCTATGATATCCAATGATGAATTAGATGAAATGAATCAGATTCTAATCAAGCAGTTAAAGAACCGATATAACGACACAGTTGTAAACAGAAAGTTTTTAGTAGGAATTAATCGTTCAAAGATGAAATTATTTGATGTTAAACGAGAACAACAAACTGTTCCCATTTCCACAGAAAAGATAGATCTAGTTCCTAGACGCGTTCCTAATGCATCTGCCTGGAATTTCTAATGTGTTCATATATTGATGTTAAATATATTAATTTAGTTTCTCCACTGTTAAAAAAATTCAAGTGGAAATCCACTAAACTGGCAAATTGCAGATGTCCTATATGTGGTGATTCCATAAAAAGTAAAACAAAGGCCCGAGGATATTTCTTTAAAAAGAATAATGATTTCTTTTTTAAATGTCACAATTGTGGTGCTGGATTAAATGTATATAATTTTTTAGAACGAATGGCACCAACTCTGTGTCGTCAATACGCACTGGAACGATACGCTAAAGGAGAAAATAACAAATCAAATTATATTAAACCAGAGACTAGAGATTTGTATCCAGAACCAGCAAGTATACCGAAACAATATTCTTATATACCCGTTTCCGATTTACCAGAAGATCATATTTGTAAAAAATATCTTAGATCTAGAAAATTAGATCGTCACTACAATCGATTTGGTTATGCAGAAGATTTTGCTAAACTTGCTAAAG